ATTTCGATCCAGTAATGTCCGCCGGATTCAACGTGAAAAGGTTTCCAGCCGCACGGGGGCAACCGATCCCATTGGGGCTGGATCACCGAACCATCCACTTCCAACCGCTCCAAGGCCGGGGTGGTCTTCTGAATGTCTGCCTCCACGAACTCCGGCATCTTTTGGATGGCCGATTGGAACCCTTCGGTCAGCGGGGTCCAATCGAACTCCCACCGGCCGCCCTTGACCCAGGTCCAGAAGGCGTTCCAGAGGTCTTTCAGGTTGGTGATCAGGTTGGTGAACGTCGTTTTGGCCAGGTTCCAGATGTCCGTCAGGACGTCGCGCCAGTTTTCGGCGAACCATTTCAATAAAATCCAGGCGTTCTGGAAGAAGGCTTTCAGCCGCGGCCAGAGGTTTTCGCACCAGAGCTTGAACCGCTCCCAGGCCACGGCTAGATACAGCCGCCAATTCTCGAAGAAAAACTGCACCGAGGCCAGCCATTCGGTCATCGTGGTTTGGAACTCTTCGGTGCTTTGGCCCAACAGCCCGCCAAACAGCGCCGAAAAGACCTGTTGGAATAAGCTGCCGATCCAGCCCATGACCGTGGCGAACACCTCCCAGACCATACGGCATCCGGCGGCAAAGGTCTCGTACCACTGGACGATCACCTCTTTCCACTGGTCGAGAAAGCCGCGAATCCAAGCCCCGGCGGCGCGGATTTTTTCGCCCAAGCTACCAAGCCAATCACCCAAACTGGCCAGAATGCCTTTGATGTGGAAAGTTTCGATGATGCTGGCGCCCAGTTCGGCTAGGGCGGTTTTGAGATTGCCGGTTACGGTGCTCCACAGACCGCCGGTGGTCTTCGCAAGCCGCTCCATGCCGCCGGCAAACTGGCCGCCGGCGTCGGTAAGCCGAGCGATGGCTGCCTGCACATGGGTAAAGCCGATTTCGCCCTTGCTGACCAGCTCTCGGACCTGGCTTTCCGCCACACCCAGCACCGCGGCCAGTTCGCGGGTAATCGGGATGCCGCGGGCTTGCCACGATTCGAGCGTTTCGGCGGTCAAACGGCCCTGGGCCTGGATTTTGCCGTAGATGGCGGCGAGGTCCCCTAGGCTGGCCCCACTCAAAGCGGCAATATCACCTAGCCTGCGCATCGTGGGCAGGATGTCCTGGGCCGCGGTGCCGTAGGCCAGCAGTTGCCTGGCCACATTGCCCAGTTCCATCTGTTCAAACGGCGTGGCCGCTGCGAACTGGTTGATTTCGGCCATCATCCGTTTGGCTGCATCGGCAGACCCCAAGAGCACCTCGAACTGGGTGGCCAGGCTCTCGGTCTGTGCGGCAAGGCTCATGATGCCGCTTGCGCCGGCTACACCGGCCGCACCCAGAGCGGCGCCGGCTAGTCCGGCTGGGCTGGCCAGTCCTGCCAGGGCATTGCCCAGGCCGCGGATCGGCGCCGTAGCGGCGCTGGCCAGGCTCTGCAGGCCGCGGCGCACCCCGGCGAAGGCCGCCTGCACGCCAGCCAGGCCCCGAACGCCCAGTTCTGCATAGTACTGGCCGATCTTTGGCATGGGTTAGCGGTCCTTTTTGCTTGCCAGGAGGACTTGCACTTGCTGCGGAGTCATCCAGACGGTTCGCCGCGGCCGATCCACCTGCACGCCTAAGACCATAGCCGCCTCCAGCGGCGTGAGTTCCATCACGACCTGGGGCGGCCAGCCGAACCGCTCGGCACAAAGGCGGAATAGGTCCTGCCAGTTCAACGGGTCGGCGCTGTGGTAGGGTTTTCGCCGGTCGGCCCTCCGACGGCTTCGTTGGCCGCTGCCGTAAGGATGGCATTGATCTGGGGACCGTATTCCTCCAGTGCTTTTGTGATCCAGTCCAGAGCGTCGTCCAGCGTGCGGATTTGCTGGCCATGATACCGCCGGAGCACCAAAAAAGCCGAGGCGGCCAGTTGCAGGCTTTCGGGCAGTTCCTCTAGATTTTCCAGACGGAACCGGCGCTGCTGGGCAGCAGCGCAAAACGCGGCCTCCCAATACCTGGCCTGCTGGTCCGGCGGCACCAAGTGCGCGTGGCGGGCCGCCTGCTCGATCGGATCCGGCAGCCGCGCCAAGATGGCCGCTTCCAGTGCGGCCAGGTCCTCTAGCCGCGGCGTGGCTAGCCGCCACGACTGGCCGCCTACAGAGATCTCGCGATACAGATTGCCAGTTGCCCGTGCCAAGCCATCCATGTATCCATCTCCTGCAGTGCGTAGGTGTGCGAACGGATGGATTAGCTGCCGCCGCCGCTATAGGTCCATGCGCCGCTAGAGACAAAGCTGGCCTTGAATCCTACCGGCGCACCGGTGTCGATATCGACTTCGTATGCGATTTCGCTGACCATGGCGTTGCCAGAAAGTTTCAAACTGCCTGTCTCCAACACCAAGCTGATGGTTGAGCCGACGCTGATTGGCGCGCTGGTGGCACCGGACTGGAGTTTGGCCTCGATGTCGCCGGTGATCTCTTCGGTGCCGGCGACGGCCAGTTTCCAGCCGCTGGAGTCGCTCGAACCAAAGGTCGTCACATTCGACTTGTGCGTGGCCGACCACTTGGTCACGTCGGCCAGGTTGGTTTCGCCGACCTTGACTTTGCCGCTTCTTCCGCTGAAGGCTGCCATACATGTCCTCCTTGAAGATGGTCGCTTTTATAGGTCATAAGGTCATGACGTCAAAGACGATAGTGGCCTCTGCGATCCAGCAGCGCGACGGACTAGTCTCAGGGCGCAGGATGGTCATCTGCAGGCTGGCCAGTTGCATGGGTCCATAGCGCACCGATGACCAGCCGTCCAGATGGTCCCGCATGGCCTCCCGCAAAGCTTCCAGGGTGGCCAGTTCATTCGCTTGCGCAACGGCCTGCACGGTAATCTGGGGGTAGCGTCGGCTGCTGGTCTGTAGGCCATCGGCGATTTGCTCCGAGACCAGTCCTAGACAGGGCAATGCCGCTCCGGGATTGGGTGGCCCCAAAAAGACCCGCTCTGCCGGCACGATGGCCGTAAGAGCAGTTTTTGTTCTCCAATGGGTCTGGATGGCTTCCAGGACGCTCGGAGGCATAGCGGGTTCTCCTGTTGGGTTATTCCTGTCCATGCCGCTGGAGAGCCGAGCGGAGGATGCTTTCCACGGCCCCGCGGCAGCGGTCCAGCGTGGGCCGGAGCCAAGGCCGCGGCTGGATGCGATCGGTCCCTAGCTCCAGGTAGGCCATGTAGGCCGCGTTGGCCGCCGGACCCACGCGGGCGGTCTTAGAAGCCGGATAGTACTCCATCAGGATGTTGCGCCTGCCGAAACTGGTGCGGACCATCGGTGGTTGTCCGGGCGCTGAACCGATGAACACGGTATATTGACTGCCTTTTGGGCCAGCCGAGGTGGTTCGACGGCGTTTTTTTCGGATCCGTTTGGCCGGCCGGTTGCAGGCCAGCCTGGCCTGCGCTAGCACCAGCGCGGCCGCACGCTGCACAGCCTGGTCCAATGTGCGGTCAAGGTCCTGCAGGACCCGCTCGCCCATCCACCGCACCGTAACGCTCATCGCACTTGGCCCCCATTACGTGTAGCCGGCGCTGAGGATTTCCACGGCGTCGGATCGACTGCTCCAGAGGTGTCGTATTCGGCGATCAGGCGCTGGAGTTTTTCGATCTGGGCCAACAGGAACTCCTCATACTCATTCCAGGCGTAATCCGGCGGCGGCTGCTGTGCGGCCAGCTCCGCCGCATACCGGTCCCTGGCGGCTACGAGGTCTTCTCTGTATCCCATCCGTGGGACTCCCTCCCTACCAGACCTGTCTGGAGCGGCGGCCTAGGAGCTGTTGTTGTTCGTCGGCCTCTTGACGCATCATGCGGCGCAGGGCGTCTTCATAACAGGCCGCACAATACGGCGTTTTCACCCGACGCCCATGCGGGCTCTGCCAGTACAGATCCCGGCTCATTCTGCCACACTGCCGACAGGCCGCTTTTTGCGGTTGTCGGTTGGCTCTGGTTGGTCGGCGGCCAGGCATGGCATCCCACCCTCACCGGAACATGGCGGCAATCGTCTGCGCGGCCAGCAGGGCGGTAAAACCGGCCACGCCGCTTACGACCCACAGAATCGCTGAAACCTTTGTACACAAGCCAGTGGCGCCGTTGCCATATAATGTTCGTTCGGCGCGCTCAAGACGCCGGTGATGCTCAGTATACATAGCTCTGATTTCAGCGATACCAACTTGAATGTCTGCCAACCGAGTGTTGATTTGCTTAAAGTGATCTACGCATTCCTGCTTAGTTGGCAGATCGCAACCGTCTCTTAGTGTCATGTCGCCGTCCCCTTTTTTGAGGTGGGAGGTCGAGGCATTACGCGATCCAGCGCTTTGCTTAAGAGTCCCACAAGCCAATCGTCTATCTTGGTGGGGGTTCGTTCAGCAATGCTCTGCAGGAGTTTTTCAGCCTCCAGAGGATCACCGGTGGTCATGCGGTGTCGGATGTCGCGGCGAACGAGCCAGAAT